TATATTTTGTTTTTCTTTTTGAAGGAACGAAAAGAGTTGGTGAAAAAGACTCTCGTGTCATGAAATGTTTTCCATTCTCATAACCACGAACTAAAAAATTATTTCCAACTAACTGAACATTAGTGTAGAATCTCATCAGGCAATCAACTCAACATACTCAGATAGTATAGCAGGTGTTGGAGTAACTATAGTAAGAATACTATCAGAATGTATCATCATTTCACTTTGTGAAGTGAAGTCCAACCAAGTATCTAATTTATATTCATCTTCTACCTTCACCATTTTATATGGTTTAATCATCTTACAGTCAGGGCCACCAAGTTCTGTATCAATCTCCATAATCTGAGAGATCAATAGGTCGCCATTCTTAAGTAACAAACATTTAATAATCTGATCCATTTACTTTCTCCTCATACATTTTCTTTATACTAGCGACTGGTTCGACTAATGCAACCACCTGATTAACTGATACTGGAACATCATCCTCATCAGATATCAATATCCAATTTGCAAGAGTTACCTCAACTGAAGATTGATCCTTGTTCTCAGATAAAACAATTTGATTATTTAATATCACCTTTTGAGGTTTATGAAATAAATATGCGATTGGTTTATCTTCAGATACAATCTCTTTCATATCTGCAACAATCTGATCACCTGATTGTAGAACTGCAACTTTAATTGACATAACAAATTATCTCCTCATCTAATTATACCATAAACTGATGGTTAGTCAAGTGTCATGGATCAAAAAATCCAAAGGCAAGAATAATCAAGACAAATATTGTCAGATATAGAATAGCATGATAGATCATCGTTTTACATCATGGGCACAACCATCACCATTATAATCATCGCTGTCATAATATCCACCCTTTGTTCCCATGTAGATGGTGAGAAGAACAAAAGGGAAAGAGAAAAAAAATAAAATTGTTGCAAAAGTCATGTTTTACCAATCTGGATAAAGGTGGTTAGCAAGAAGTATAATTAAACCAAATGCTATTATGTAAACTATTATCATGTCATTCCAAAAAATATTAATCCGAAAGCAACAAACACCATGACTCCCATAGAGATCACGGTGTTGTAAAACCATTTAGGTATCTTATCTATTTTGTCATCCAATCCAATACCTCTGTTGGAAGTTTACCTACTCTAGGGTCATTGTCTTTGACTGTGTGTGGATCCATCTCACCCTTGGGTAGATAAGTAAGTTCACGAAGTGACCTAACAGTGGGATCGCTTGTAACATTAGTGGGAAGTCGTCCAAGAGCGACATTATCATAGTTAAGTTGATGTCTGTCAAATGTAGCGAGTTCATATTCCTCCGTCATAGATAGACAGTTGGTAGGACAGTATTCTACACAATTACCGCAGAAAATACAAGCACCAAAGTCTATTGAATAATTACGTAATTCTTTTTTCTTTGTCTGTTTGTTCATCACCCAGTCGACCACTGGTAGATTAATTGGGCATACCCTAACGCATACCTCACATGCAATACACTTATCAAACTCATAGTGTATGCGTCCACGATATCTTTCTGATGGTATGAGTTTTTCGTAAGGATACTGAACCGTTACAGGTCTCCTCCCCATATGAGAAAGAGTTACAGACAAACCCTGCAACATGTATCTAGCAGCATCTTTAATCTCTTCGAGATATTTGAAAACTCCTTTAATCATGGATTATTCAATACAATGTATTTAGGCAAAAACAAAGGGATTTAAAACTGTGCTCGCAAGAAGATAAGATCCGACGATACCAATAAATAGTGCGTGATTCATTTGAATAAGTATTTTTACTTATTATATATAAAAAAAAGGAACCTGTCAAGGTTCCTATAAGATTGCATCCATAATAAACTCCTTAGATAATATTGGTTTACCGAACAGATCAAGTTGTAATCCTTCTGCCTCCTCAGTAACCTTGTCCTTATCTTTGCGAGTGTGTTCCCAATAACATGTTCTATCCTCACGTATCCAAAACCAACTTGTATTATGTGAGTCTAGTAAAAACACAGCGTAAAGGTGTGGGTATGTTTTCTTTGGATTCTTTTCATACACCACACCATTTGGACTTTTATAAAAGTCCGGATGTTGATAATCAGAGGTAATTTTTTCTTGCATGATGTTCTGGAACTACCTTACCCAACTTGACGGTAAGAAGTCCATCTTTGAATTGAACCTCTCGGACTTCAACATCATCTGAAAGTGCCCACTCTCTTGTGAAACTTCGTTGAGCCAGTCCTTGATGGACATACTCGGATGATGCCTCCTTATTACTTTCTTTCTGCCCTTCGACAACAAGTTTTCCATATTCAGTGTAAACCTTTAGTTCTTTCTTACCGAATCCTGCAAGAGCAATCTCTAGCACAGACTCAACATTATTTACATGAATTAAATTGTAAGGTGGATAGTTTGTTGTTGTTTCAAAAGAATTAAAAAAGCGGTCGAGGTAATCATCCATACCTATACCGTTCTTAGAAATTATTTTCATCAACTCTGGTAAGTTTGCAGAGTGATACCTTTGTAGTGAAGTCATAGTGTCCTCCTAAAGCGACTTTATTAATTGAACCCTTTCGGCATTCATCTATATTTATATCATAGATTACAAAAAAAGGGGATGTTGCATCCCCTACAATTTTATTCAGTTACCTCTACCTTTTTCCGTTTACCACCAATATTATATTTTGTTTCTAATATCCAATCTCCTTTGTCTTTATATGACAAAACTTTAATTTGATTCAAAGGTGCTACATCTTGTATCGTATCGGCACTTACAATACCAACAAGTCCCCAATCTACTAATAGTTGTGCTATTCGATTTCTACGTTGCACATCATTAGATGTGAGATTTGCATGCTTACCATCTAAAGCAAATAATTCTTTGAAATGTACTAAAAAATATCTACCCTGTTTATGAAGAATATGACAGGACTGATAAATCTTTTTCTCTTTTCTGGATGCTACACCTATACGTGTTAGAGTCTCTCTCACCTTGAGAAAATCATCTGGTTCATTTAATGTCACTTCGACCATCTGGTCAGGATTCCATTTCACATCAGGTTCCTTAAGAACGCTCATTGTCTTCCTCCAATATCAAGTTTAGATTTAATAAAGTTCAGTTGTTCTTTTGTAAGAATCTTTAGAATCTGTTCCGCTTTAGCATTACTACATTCATAGTATGTTTTGACACTATCAAGGTCTTTGATTTTGTCTTTACGCAACCAAGGAGAAAACCTTTTTTTCTTCCTCACTATATGTATAAAAAAGTCATGTTGCATCTTCTTTGGAAGAAACGGATATTTATTCATCTCATTTGCAAACATTACTGTGTCAAGATGTCCTGACAAACATTTATTAATTATAAATGGAGGGTATTCCTTTTCGACTGACGGATCCTCATCAATCATATTCTTTTTATTAAGGTTGATCGAATTCAACCAGTCTTTCAATTCAGTCATAAGAAATTAATGATTTGATCGGTACGTCGGAAATATTTTTTCTACCATTTAATTCTAACAGTTCAATGATAAATGCACAAGCAACAAGATTGCCACCAACCTTTTCTATTAATTTTGATGATGCTTGAGCAGTTCCTCCAGTCGCTAATAGATCATCTACAAGTAATACTTTTTTACCATTAAGAATATTTGATGCTATTTCTAATCTATCATCTCCATACTCTAAACTATAATCTATCCCCACAACATCACCGGGTAATTTTCCCTTTTTTCTTATTGGAACAAATCCTATTATTTCCTTTACTGCTAAAGCAGATCCAATCAAAAAACCTCTTGATTCTATACCAACTATGTAATCTGGTTTTAAATTATCTTTTTGTAATTGTTCAATAAATTCTCTTAGTTCGTCCATCACAAGACTCCATATAATTGGGTCTTGTAATAATGGAAAAAAGTCTCTAAATAAAATATTTTTCTTTGGAAAATCAGGATATGATTTTACATAATCCTTCAAATTAATCATAATAATTTACGCTTTAAATACCCTGATCTTTTTGACTTTCAAAAAATTCTTGCATTGTTGATTGCATCTGACCTGTATTTTCCTTTGGGTCTAATTTATTATATCCTTTTGCTTTTTTCCAGTTACTATAAAGTGCTTGAAGATGCCATGATTGTGATAAACTCTTAGGGCCATTTTCAAGTAATTCGAGTTCCATTTTATTACTGGTGTAAGATTTGTACTCTTCTCTCCAGTTTGAATCATCATAAAGTTGTGTTGTCATTTGTTGTAAGCGAAAGTTTTACCTTTGATTTGAGATTGTCCCTCTGGGTTTTTACCTTGCGGTTGGAATTTACCCACACCTATTCCTTTTGTTTTTGGGCCAAGTCCACCCTTTCTTGTTGCTGATAGTGTACCACGTTTTTTAGTTGATGTCAATACAGAATCTTGTCCATACTTCTTACCTAACTTCTTAACTTCTTTCTTAAACTTTCTTTTACCCATCTTACCACTATCTATTACATGACTTCTTTCCTTTACCTTAGTTTCCTTTCCTGTCTTTTCATCTTTCTCATTATATGATCCAGTTACCTTTGTAGCACCTCTTTTAAACTTACCACGAATATCTTTATCTAATTGTTTTGCCCTTGCACGGTTTTCTTTTGCAGAAAGATTACCTCTGGATGCGGACATCACAGCAATACCACCCTTATCTGATTTACTTTTTATTCTACTAAGACTACTCTCATCTAAGAATTGTTTTAATGTCTTCATTCTTCCCACTAATTTTTAAGTATTTATTATCGAATGATTTGTATGTCATCATCTTCTGTCCACAATTCCACTTTATTTCTAAATCTACCTTGTGCCTTTAACTTCTCATATCTTTTACTCGCTTTCTTTTTCCACCATGACATAATATTTTCAAGATAAAACTTATCCCAGTTTTGTCCACGAATTAATTTATCTTGTTCTCCTGCTATCACTTCACGCACGTTACCATATCCGTAATCAGATATATAAAATCTTTTCTTCTCAGTAAGATTGAATGCCATATCAATAACTTGGTTAAAATGATTTAACTTCTCTTTATCCTGTAAACTATTTTTGATAATGGATATCATTCTTCTTTGTCTTTTTAATTTCTTAGATGATGCACGATTTTCAGTAAGTGGTTCGTTATTATTCCACTCTGTAAATTTATCATGTAGATTATGAAATGCCTCTTTGTATAGAACAGGAATAAATTTGCTGTCTGTTAAACCTTTAAATCTGATAAAAGGTTTGAGTCCATCATATTGTGATGCACTACTACTTGATCCATAGAGAGAGGTTGTTTCAAATAATGCTATATCTTTTTCAAATATATTGTTAAGTTTTTCTCGAATGAAATGTGATACACATATTAATGCCAAAAGTTTACCACCGAGATAATTATATCCAAATGGTTGTGAAGGAACTATTGCAAATCCCATTACAGCATGACGATTGAATATAGTTAAATTAGGTGCCTTTCCTAACCATTCATTTCTAGGTTTAGAATTAATTAAGGGAGATTGTAAACGTATAAATCCAACTATTTTATTTGTATTTTTTTCATACACCATCAATCGCAATTCACGACCGGGAATATTATCTTCATTATTATGAGATGATACAGAACTCAAAAGGTTCCGATAATAATCTTGTGGTATTCCATTTTGGAATCTATCACCCACAAGACGAATATCAAACTCCATATCATTTGGATGAATATCTTGATTGAAGAAATCATCTTTGGGATCATCTAATATGCTTGATTTAGTTACTACTGATTTTTTGACATGACGAAGATACTCTTCAAGATTGGTGAAGTTTTGAAAATAATCTATAAATTGATCCGCAGCCCATACTGCCTTAGTTTCATCAATCTTTTTTATCACCATGATGATGTTGTGGATAATCCTGTTCTTGTGCTTTTTGTGTCATTACTGGATGACGACCTTCATGTCCATGAGCAATACCTAACTCATGCATCCTAGCATGTTCTCTTATTTCATCTTTTAAATCTTTACCGCCCGGCCCAAAAGTAAGATATAATCCATACCCTACCAAAGAAACTAAGGATGCTACTATCCAAAAAATGAATACACCTGTTGGTGGTAATCCTGCGTAATCCCCATGTGGAATTGCATTAATAAAGAAATCCATCGCCCCCTCTTTGTAAGTCTAATCTCTCTGATTCTATTATAACAGTTTCGGCAAGATTTGCAATCGCATTGGCCATTGCTCTATAACCAGTTCCAACATAGAGTTGACCTAACACAACAGATATTGTGGCAGATCCCCAGAAAATATAATAAAATCTGGACTTAACTTGTGCTCTCAATTTCTTCTTCATTTTCTTCTCTTCTTTGGTTTGGATAGTAGACTTCAACATAAGATTCACATTTAGGACAGTGTAAGTTTGTAACTATGGAATACTGATCTTCACATCCGTAATCTTCTCCGGAAAAATCAGAACCCCATATTAATTCAGTGGAGCAGTGCCAACATTTCATTCGGCAATATCCTCCAATTTAAATAAAGAAATAAATTCTAAATCATTGTTTTCCCATACTTTATGATTTTCTTGACGATCTACAATTGCAACAACACGATTTACAACATAACCTGCATCTCTTAATACATTTACTGCCTTGATTGCACTGCTGCCAGTTGTAGTAACATCTTCTAAAACTGTAACGACTGAACCCTTTGGTGGTTTGTTACCTTCGATAACTTCTTTTGTCCCATGTCCTTTTGGATTTCTTCTTACAATCAGTGCATCGATGTGCTTACCAGAATAATATGCTTTCTGTGCGATACCACATACAAGGGGATCAGCACCTAGAGTGAGACCACCTACTGCAACTGCATCCTTTTCAACATGTTCTATCATTAGATGTGATAGAAGTGCATTACCTTCACATGACAAAGTAACAGGTTTACAATTGATGTAATGTTCTGATTCTTTACCAGATGATAGAACAAAATTTCCTTTCTTATACGCTCTTTCTTTTATAAGATGAAGCAATGTTTTTCTATGAGTTTCCATTATAGTATAAGTTTTTTAGTTGGTTTTGATATCTTACCAAACATTGAGTTATATTGTTCGATAATTTCATCTTGAGGATTTGCAATATAAACAATATACTTTTTAGTAACCTCAAGTTTATCTCTTTGAAGTAACGGAGACCAAGGTGCGAAAGCAATCTGTCCCTGTTGCTGTGACGGAACTGCCACGATAGGATCAGTGATTG